TATTATTACAGTTAATGCAATATATCAAAAAATACTAAATTTTTAAATTCGACAGAAAACTATTAACTATCTTTAAACACTATTCTAATAGCATTTGTGAACCTTTAATACTCATTATATAGGTTTATCGTATGAACATTTTTTATAAGTATTTTTATGCTTTTTGCGCAAAAATTGCGCATAATAAAAAGCCCCTTTATTTTGGGGCTTACTTTTTATCTTGTATTGTGTAAACAATCTAGAGTAAATTTATCACCGTCTAACACAGCTTTGTATTCACTCATATAAAAATGATATGATCTATCTTCATCTTCTTCAAAATCTACTTGAAATACTAGTTTTTCGTATTCATCTTCTTCCATATATCCTAAATGTGCTTTTAGTTCTTCTACTGAATAACAACAAGTACAATCATTAGGTTTATCTTCAGTCCAGTAAGTCACTGTTGCTCCCTCTTCTAATACTAACTCATTAACAACAACCATCATTTTATCATAATTTCTCATTTTTAATTCCTCCGCATATCTAATTAATTTTTTTGCTACTTTAAAACTCATATTTTCTAATTCATACTTACCACTTCTATAATTTTGAATAATACTCAGTGTCAATCCTGTATCTTTCGAAATTCTATAATCAGTTAAATCACTGTTGAATAATTCTTCTATTTGTTTAATCGCTTGTTCTATCATTGTAAAACCTCCTAAATAAGTTTTAAGATAATTGAAATTATCACGGCTAATATACCTAGTACTATAATCATAGTTTGTATTTTTTCTTTTTTCATGATATAATGTGAGTAAACATTTAGGTACTAGGAGCTTTTATAAGCTCCGTTCCCTAATGGTCTATTTACAGACTTTTACAAAGATTTCAAGAATTGTGTTTACTATTTCGAGGATAGCTAACACTGTTGCTAGTACCAACATCTTGTCTTTGTGAGAGTCTGTTTTTTTATTTCTTCTGTTACTCACTACCTCACCTCCTTTACATTATTAATTATACCTTATATAAGGTATAAAGTCAATAGATATTTTAAAACTTTTTTAAAAAAATGCATAAAAAATAAGCCCCTACTTATTAAGTAAGGGCTTAATCATTATGGTTTATTCAGTTAGTTATTTTTTTCTCCATGTTCCATGAGTTTCAAACGTTTCTAAGTCCATAGAAGCTACATAACGTCTTTCTCCACTATAAGATACGTATGATAACCATTCATATCCATTCGCATTACAGAACTCCATATAATCAAATTCTTCTCCTTTTTCGTAAGTTCCTACGATTTCTGCATCTGTAGAAGGAGCGTTTCTGATGTTCAGTTTGTCTACTCCTACAGTATATGTACGAACTTCGGGAAGTGAGATTAAATCAGAGTTTTCTTCTACTACTTCATTGTCATCAGTAGGATAGTAGAACCAACCTACAATACCATCAAAGTTACGTTCCATATAGCGTGCTGGTCCACCTACATATAATGCATCTGCATTACCATCAACGTTTTGCTCGATAGTCTTCATAGTGTAACCATCGCTATCTTCGATAACAACTCCAGTATGTCCGAACGGATGTCCATAGATATATGTAGTGTCCATTACAAATACTGCTCCTGCTCTAGGTTTACTATCAAGATTACCTGCTTCATTATATTCAACTTTATATCCTAATGCAGCAGCACTATTTAGTAAATCAATAGCGTTGCCCCACAGAGCTTTACCAAAAAATAACACTGATAGATAGTTAGGTAAATCAACACATTGAGTTCCATATGCACCATCTTGATCTACTCCAATTCCTAGATTCGCTATTCTTTTTGCTTCATTTGTAATTTCAATTGTTTTAACCATTATTTATCCTCCGTTTTATCATTATTTCTACTTTGCTTAACCACTTGATGTGTACCTACACTGGCAAGTCCTAAAAGTACTGCGTTAGTATCTTTAAAGATTGCCCAACCGATTAACCCACCTAATACTCCTAATATTTGTGGAATTAGTTCAGTAGGAAATGATTTCCATTCTTTTAAGAACTTACCTAATAGGTTAAGTCCGAACACTATTCCTGTAATTAAAATTGGTTGTAATTGTTCCATTTATTTAATCCTCCTGTTTGTTTATAGGTAAATTTCTAAAGCGTTTATACAACGCTTCTATTTTTCCGTTTCCACCTATATTTTTATAGCTCGAATACAAAGCACTTAATTCTTCATAATCTTCTACAGTTGTGAATCCTCGCTCAATAGCTTCTCCAAATTCACGATGTAACCTATATGACATTATGCTTTTATTTGAGCTTCTGTTCTGCAGTCCGATTTGCGTTACTTCGTCTACTTTATCTTGAGTACTTTTTACTTCCTTATTTAACTGTTCAAATTGCTTAGCCATTTGTTTATTGCTGTTATCAAACCATATTTTTACTAATGGTATGATAGCTACTGTAAAAAGTTGCAATATGAATTGCCAAATGTAATTTTCCATTTCAGACTACCTCATAAAAAAGAACATGCTATTCTGCATGCTCTTCTTTTCTTTCTGTAGTTTCTTTAGGTACTTCAGTTACTGTTGGTGTTGGAGTGACTACATCTTTTGGAGCTTCTTCCACTTTAGACTGTTCACTTACTGGAGCAGGAGTAACAACGACTTCTTTTGGTGCTTCTGTTACAACTTCTTTAGGTGTTGCCACTTCTTCAACTGCCTTAAGTTCTGCTTCTTTTCGTTTGAACTCCTCAACTGCTAACCTAACCATTTCACGTAAGTTTCCAAAGTTAGGCACTTGTTCTAAAGTTTCAACTTCTGTAATAATCATTCTCATGTGAGTTTGTACTAAATAATCATCTTGTTTAAATTTTGCACGTTTAAAACTAAATTTCATCTTAATTAACCCCCTCGCTGTGTGATATAGTGTTGCTACTTTCTCCGTTATTGTCATGTTCTTCTTCTCCTTCGTCTTGTGATAATTGTTCCATGATTGTTTGAACAACTTTAGTTAATGCTTCATCAAGTTGTAATTTAGTTATATATCTGTTGTTATCATCTTCTAACTGTTCTTTATTTTCAGTACGTTCAAAAGTGATTTCCTTATACTTAGTTGGTTCAACACTTGGCACCCACTCAGTAACGCTTGTGTGTTCTGCGATAACCTCGTATAGTTTGCCATCAAATTTAAACTTATCTCCCACTGAATAATCTGTGTTAACTTCATAAGAATCAAACGCGTTGATAATTTTATCTTTATTTGTTGTGATTGTCTTAGGGTCTAACACGTCTAAAAGTAACGTCATTAGTACTTTGTCATTACCTTTATTCACCTTAGCGAATAGCTTAGTTAATGCTTTTTCACGTTCTGTAACGTCTTCTTTATTCCCTGCTAAAATTCCTACTTGTTTATTTAGGTTAGCATATTCAGCAACTAGTGCTGGAGTTGCTTCTCCAGTGTACATTTGAACTGCGATTTGTTTTCTAATTTCTTCTAAAATTTCTGCATCATTAGCAGTTGCAAATTTACCTGGTAATTCAACATTACCGTTGAAATAAATTCCACCAGTATTCATATTAAAATATACGTTCACACTCTTATAACCACCTGCCGTTGGGTTAGGTTGTTTAACTGAGATTTCTAAAGCCATATTATTATACCTCCTCGTGTTCTTCTACTTTAGTTTCTTTTAATGCTTTAAGCTCTTTTTCTTTAGCTTCCAATTCTTTAGTTAGTTCATTGTAAGCAACTTTATAATGTGCTAGTTGTATAGTTTTTTCACTCAATTCTTGAGCGATTAAATCGATTGGTTGTAATTGATTATCCATTTGTTATTTCCTCCAGTTTATAATTCTATATCTTCATAATCGAATGTGGTATAAGTATATCTACTTTCATTTGTTTTATTTTTGTGCAATAATTCTAGATTCCATATAATATTGGCTAAAACCTTCCTTAAAGAAAATACCCCCCCACTTTTTGAACCTATATAAATATCTGCACTCGTTGTGTTAACAGGTGAAATTCTTGATTTCAATACGTCTATATAAAATCCATTGCTTTCTCCTACTCCTCCGCTCATAACTATCTTATCGGCTAGGAAACTTACTTTATCTGTTTTTGGGAAAATCCTCATCCCAACAAACGTTCCAGCATTTGGATCAAATGTGTTATTTCTGTTTCCACCTAACACAACGCTTGATTCTGTGTAAGTAATATCATTTACAAAGTTTAAAAATGTTGTTTGCCCATTGTAACGTCTAAATAGAACATTTCCACTCTCTTTAAACTCAATAGATGCGTTAGATTTTAATATCATAGAGTTATTATTTAAATCCCATTTCATATTTCCATTAGTTGATTGGATATAATCTCCACTTCCTCTAGTGAAATCAAAATTCACAGTTTGTAGATTTTTAATAAATGCATCTTGTGCCCAAAGCTTATTAATGAAAGCTTTATGTGCCACAAACTCATCTATCATTGCATCATCTACAAGTAAATGACCAACTTTTACTGCCTTAGCAGCAATAATTTCTGAAGTAATACTTCTTGCTTTGTGGTGTTCAGTTTCAAGCGTGTTAGCTTTAACGTGTCGACCTTCGATTGAACCATCAACTATTAGTTCTGCACTTTTCTTTTTACCTACAAATAATTTCTTTAAATGAAATCTAAAAAAATCGCTAAATTTATTTTGAAAAATTAAAGGTTCTATATATTCAATTTCTTTTATCGACTCCACTTTCACTTTTACAGAAGTGCTTGTTTCTAAAGTTTCTAAATTAGGTGTTGGAAATTCCGAATTAAACCAACTATCAGTTCCATCTTTATATTTTACATGTATTGATGCATAAAGCGTAGGTGGATCAAAATCAATTATAGAAACTTTAAATTGATATTCTCCTTCTAAATCAACATTCCTCCCATAAATTCTATTTAAAAAACCATTTCTAACGTTTAAAATAAAAATATCTCTATGTTCAGGCAATACTAAATTCTCATTAGTTGGTGTGATTACTAATCTATCAGTTATTGCTTTAATACTATCGGGACTTACTGACAACATACTAGCAAGGTTTCTTCCGTTGAAAACTTTGTTTGAACCAAAATCAATTCCATCAGCACCTATTCGAAGTTGTGAGTGCCTTACGGTATCATTTAATCCACTGCTAACAGTATTTAATGTTTCAGTAGCTGTTTGTTTCCATGAGTTTAACTCGTTAATACTTTGTTGGTCGTCTTCGGGAGCTGGAGTCCAGTCAGTAGCAATATTCCCTTTTTCTAGTTTAGGTAAACGGATATATATTTTA